GTAACAACAAGTTTCTGAGGCATTCGTCTTGGATCAAGATAGGAATGCTCGTCTGGTGTTCTTACCTTCTGGAGATAAGGGCGACCTGTGGTTGTAATTTCGGTTGAATGTGGGGCTGTGTTTGTTTTATAAATAACTCTAGTTGAATCTGCTATATCATAATAAAAGCGTTGATCAGTTGGATTCCAAGAGATAACTCTGTAGAAACCAGAAGTTGAGTTTAGATATGGATTAACCATAAAGAAAATCTTACCACGACCGTCAATGATATTATTTAGATCTGTATCAGGATCATATAACAGACGAAGCATATCTCTTGCTTTAGTGTCTGTTGTTGTCGTAAGTTTTGAGTTATTAGAATACCAATCATCAGCTTCAGGGGGTAGTTTTACTTCAGAAAGATCATCTACCTTTTGACCAAGATACTGTCTATCTGATTCAGAATAAAAGTAATCGTCTACTGAGATATAATCGGCACCGGGAACTGCAATTGAATAAGTTGTTGTAGTATCAGGATGAGCACCGGGCCATGAAGCAACAGTAGCTTCTCTTGAACTACCTACATAATCTGTAATAAGAACAGCTGTTGAGCTTGCTCCAGTACCACTAGTTAGAGTAATATACATACCATTATATGTATCATCTACATCAACAGCTGTTGTTGCTAGTTGAATTTTTGTACTTGATCCAGATCGTGCTAAGCCTGTAACTACACCGGGTTTCCACCCAAGAAGAATATCATCAGCTGTCGCTGGCTTTGCATCATCTCCAGTATCATATACTCTCATAACTTTAGATGCAGTATAGTAAGTAAGCTTACGACCTTCAATATCATCCGTAGCCGTAACGACACCATCAAGATCAAATAACTTTCCAGCGACATCCGAACTAAAGCCAGCTCGTACATTCTTATTGAGAATGACTACGCTTGATCCCAAGGACACGGCCTTAAGAGATTCTTTGGCAGTCTTTGTTCCTGACTTATGGGTAATATAAGCTCTAGTTGTCATGCTAACAACACCACTAGCTGCTGTCTGTGTGGGTGGAGTTAGGTCTTCCCATGATCCGGTAGGATATACACGGAAGACATAAAACAACTTATCTCCATCTGCAGTTGCATCGAAATCAATGACAACCAAGAATGTGTTTTCTTCGTTGATGCTGTACCAGTAATACCATAGATCATGTGAGGGATCTACTGAAGCAAGAGAATAAAGATCTAGTCTTATTGTGTTAGAACTAAGATCCCACTCTGAAGCTGTGGTTATGGTCTTTTGTGGTACGATCTCAAAGCCCGGACGCTTCTCAAAGTTTCTCTCAAGAGAGACTAGAGCATTGTCGATGTTCTCAGCCTCGTTTGGCTGTCTGCGGTTAGGCGACTGTCTGCCTACACTGTTTAAGGTATAGACAGGAATCTTAGTTGTTACTAAACCAGCCCGTGGGCCTCGTCTTCGTATAGCCATTAAAAACCTCTGGTACGCCAGTACCTAAATCTGTTTGGATCGCTGTAATAGCGAGAGCGGAATGAGGCATCCTGCAGAATACTGTTAGATGAAAAGATACTTTTCTTCTTATCGTTGATATCTGCTGCTCTATGCTTGATGCTGTGTAGTTGTTCTTGGAATCCCAAGAATGCATCGGTAGCCTCATCGCCTTGGGTAATGCTTTGATAGTGACGCATAGCAGTGGCTAGGATAGCTCGCTGCACGGTAGTCTCAAGGTTTTCCCAAGGTAGTTTCATCGTGAACTCAAGATAGTATGGACCCTTAGTTGCAATCCATATATCCGTATTTTCTGTTATATTCCACAATCTTGCTGGCTCAGAGTTATTCAATACTCTTGCCTTGATGATTGTGTCTTCTGCTGATAGATGCTGGGATACTAACTCAACAGCAAGAATACCTTCCTCATCTGAATCAGGAGTAGGCATTCTAATATATCCATCAGTTGTTAAAGTAATCTTCTTTACAAATTTATTTGAAGCAAGACCTCTTAGCTGATAATCCAAGCTAGTCTGCTCTAGAATTGTTTCAGCAATTCCGGTGTCGATACCGGACTCACCTTCTAGGTCGGCTACAAGGTTTTCACCTGAAGCCAACAGCATTTGGTTAATTGCCTGTAACTTAGTAATTAAGCCCATATAGCCTCCTTAGAAAAAAAACCACCCGGCTCCCACTTAAGGGAGCCGGGGGTAGATAATGATCACCTCCTCTTCAAGCTAGGTTAGTAAACAAACTAAACCCCCTTTCAGAAGTGGATAAGATCATTAGCCAGCAGTTACTGCGTACTCTGCAGCGAAGCCGTTCTGTAGGTTTGCGCCTACAATGCCAGCAAGTTCGCCACGGGTATCAATTTCACCAGAAGCGTCTGCATCAGTATCGTTAGTAGTACCAACGAGAAGCTGGCAGAGTTCTGGACGAAGAACGCCAGTACCCTTCATCATGCTAGCAACGGTGAACTGAGTATTACGGCGTACATCCTGTACGGTGTCAACCTTCATGCCCATGAGTGATAGACCAGCAACAGCCTCTGGCTGGAAGATTACGCCGAAGACATTGAACTCAGAGAAATCAAGGTTATACTTGGTTGAGCCAATGTTAGCGGCAGCATTAGCAGCGTAGTTCTTAGCAACAGGTAGGTGGTTACTCTTGATGATGGTGCAGCCCATGTACTGGAGAGTATCGCTTAGGCTGTTCATTCCCATTGTGTATGGAGCACCAAGACCGCCGTATTCAGCAGAACCACCGAACATTGGGTTCTTGGTGAAGTTTGTACCCATACCGTTGCTACCAGCATTTCCAACAGTAGCAAGTGTGGTGGTAATATCAGCAGAACGAGTCAAGCCAAGACCACGAATGACTTGGAAGACCTTTGGTGGAACAGCGCAGATTACACGATCAGTTGGATAATCGTTGTTCTGCATGAATACCATGTAGTTCTCAATGGCCTCAAGAATTTTGAGAGCATTTACTTCAGTGCAGCCAGCAACAGCCACGCCGGGAGCCGAAGTGGTTGTATCAACTACAACTGGAGCTGGGAAGTTAGCAATATCAAGACCACGGGGATCTAGAGTAGAACCGGAAGCAGCATTCCAAGCATAACCGAGTGGGCTTAGGAGAGCAGCAGCACAGATAGAAACCGCAACCTGTCGGTCACGGGTGTTTGCGAGAGTTAGACCAGCCTGACGAGCTAGCTCAGAGCGGTAATCCCACTGAGTAACGAGCAAGTCAACATTGTCACACTCAAAGTGTGCGGCCATTGGTCGCTTATCAAGGTTTACCTTGAAGGTTGTTGAGGTTGAAGAACCACCACCAAGCTCTTCACCAGCATCCCATGCTGGGTTTAGAGCAATAGTACCAGTTACTGGAAACTCGTAAGAGAAGCCACCAGATAGTGCCTTGGTTGTTACAAGGTTCTCGAAAACATTGAACTGATCATAAGCGTTGATTACCTCACCAGACCAGAGGGGTAGCCAGAGCTTGTTAGCTCCTGCGCTGCCTCCAGCGGGTGCGTCACCAAGACCAGTTCGATTTAATGCAAAGTCAGTAGCGTCTGTAAAACTATCAGCTGGAAAAGCCATGTTGTTTATTCCTTATATAAGTAGACTAAAATTTTGAGACTATAATAGAAAGCTCAATCGTTCGATTGTTCCTAAAGGAGTCTACTTGCTTGAGTGAGTCCAGCCAAGGGCCATCCATTACCACGCGGGGGGATTTGCCCATAGGCTGTCCTCAGTCAATCCGCTGTCTCAGGTGCGGATTATTTGGGTAGTTTTGAAAAATCAGTTCTCAACATCCGCTGTTCCACATAGTTACGGAACTTAGGATCAGAATTGAACATTGGGTTATTGCGTTCAGCCATGAACTCTCGCTTAGTTTGGTAAGCGACAATACTCTGCTGAGTGCTTGCAATGGGTACTTGACCCTTTGCTGTTTTCTTGGGTTCCGCTGCCTTGCTTGTGCCAGTAGCCTTGGCATACTTGGCTTGCAAGCCATAGAGAGCGACATCCCAAGAAGGAGAAGCGAGGTTCTGATTGATTGAATTCTGTTCAGCCTGAGTTAGATTCTTACTAGCCCAATCAAACATCTTGGCAAGTTGATCCTTGCCGCCGATGAGATCAGCTGCTTTGGTGTAAGCCATCTCAAGCTTTGCCTTCTGGCCCATCATGTATTCATTGATGATCGACTCAGGAAGGTTAGTCTTCTTCTTGATAGTATCCAGAGTCTCAGGAGAGAGATCGTTCTTGGTGGCGAACTCAACGGTCCACTGCTTCCAATCATCCTCGGTTGCAACCTGTGGNTCAACCTTGGGTGTCTCTTCTGCCTTCTTCTCTGGAATCTTCAGTACCTCTGGTACGACAGGAATCTCTTCCTTTGCTGGCACAGCCTCCTGTTTGACCGGGTTTGCTGTAGAGGGGGCTTGCTCGTACTTCTTCTTCAGATCCGCTACTTCCTGCCGTGACTTGGTATATTCCTTCTGGGCATTCTTGAGGCTTTCAAACCAAGCACCAGCATCCTTGAAATTTTCAGGAACTGTCATGCCTTGGTTTCTTACATACGCATCAAATGCTGCCTTCTCACGGGCGAGAATAGCGGTTTCTGCTGACGATGTAAGAGATTGTTCCTGTGATACTACTGGAGTCTCGGAGGATTGTTCCATCATATCGGGAGTCTCTTCATTCATAGTGTGTGTCTTTCGTTAGAGTTTAAAAATCAATACATCTTCTTGGCAGTCTTCTTAGCTGCCTTCTTAACAGCAGCCTTCTTGACTGCCTTCTTCATTGGCTTCTTCATTTCTTTCCTTTCTTTGGGTATATCATTTTCTGGGCATCTTTGCCCGTGCATGTCGTGGTCTTTCCACAATTGCACTTGTATGTTTTCTTTGCCATTATGCTATCCTTATTCCTATTAGTCCTGTTGCGTTAGCACCAGAAGCATTGTTAGGGGTAGTTGCTTTTGCCACATCACCAGCAATCGAACCAGCAGCTTGTAGATGTACTGTAGTAGTACTTGCTACTGTCACAATTGCGTTGCAAGAAAGAGATGCAAAGTTATTAGCAACGCTTGCATGATACTGCTGTGTACTTGCATGGTGATTTAGTCCATCAGATATTCTCAAATTGTAATGACCAGCTGTAGTTGCTGTTCTACCGAGTGTTGATGTTCCCAACAGCAACCAAGTACCAGCCGTAAGAGATACAGTGGCACAGTTATAGTAGGTATTTGCGCTAGCTAAAGCAACATCGGTTGTAGCAAAGTTGCTTACACGACTGATATTTGGATATCCACTCAATGATGAATAGTTACCTGATGTAGCTACCGCAGCAAGACCAGTAATATCACTGGTCGTATGAGTATGGGTAGAGTCAGCTTTACCAGCAAGAGATGATGTTAGATTAGTAACATCAGCTATTGAATGGGTATGGTTTGCTGGTGCTTTCTCGTTTAATGTTGCTTGAACACTAGATAAATCAACTGGTTTTGTATTTACAACATCAATCTTAGTTTCTAGACTAGACTGTAAATACTTAAGTTTTTTTCTTTGTTCAAGCATTAGTCTAGATAGATTTTTCATTAAGCAAATACTCTGTAGGGAATTGATGGAGGTGGATCGACCTGTGGAAGAGCAGCGATCTGTTC